CTTGGGCTTCAAATAGTTTTTCTTGGGCTTCAAATAGTTTTTCTTGGGCTTCAAATAGTTTTTCTTGGGCTTCAAATAGTTTTTCTTCGGCTTCTTTGGCCGAGGGGAGCAACCAAAAGTTGTCTTTTTTTGTGAATTTTCTGGCATATTACCCAAAATATATATTCAATTTGTAATAACTTAAATATATATTTAGTACATAACTAATCAGTCCATCGCATACAAAAACAATAAAAACAATAAAAACAATAAAATGCGCCCCATTCAACCAATTGAACCAATTGAACCAATTCAACCAATTCAACCCATCCACAACCCCCCAAAAAAAAACAATAAGATACGACATATACGACAGCGTATGCCAAGAACCAAATACCAGACTACCCAATTTCCATCATCGACTCCGAATGAAACAAAAACAACAAAAACAACAAAAACAGAAACAACATGGACACAACTTCTGAATTATCATTTAGAACAATATCCACGCAAATCTTTTTGCTTATCCTTTGCAGTTGCCCGTATCATTTCCGCCAAAGAAAATAACAAATTCACAATCTTTGCAACACTTGTAAACGAAAAAAGAGAACAAGAACAACATGATACGACGTATCTTGCTGATGCATTATCTGTATTTACCAAATCCCAACGTTCAGTTCACGCAATAAGACGGTTTATAACACGGCTTCGTATTTATCACTACGAAGCATCACAAACGGCTTCGTTAACGACGGCTTCGTTAACAGCTCCTTTTAAAGCGTTCATAAATCGAAGAGATATCGATATGAACCTAAATGAGCTATGCATATCATCTCCGAATGTTATACGCATTTGTATAACACATGGAAATGTGTTTAGTACGCAACTATTCCGTTTCGAAGATATCATTCGTATTATTAATAGCAATCTATTGACTTCCAATTATTTCTATTCAACCCCATGTCGGCCCCGCAACCCTTGGAATAACCTCCCATTTTCCGATGCGGCGTTGTATAATATTTACTTTGCACTTCAAACCAAGACAATACAAGTGCCTTTACTATTGGAATTATTTTTTCGATGCTCTTTCGATATTTTACGATTTTCAACGCAAAATGAACAAATACTTCGCGAGCTTGCCATGAAGCGATACATCACCTGCAGTCATTGGACGACACTGAAAAATGATACTATCGCAATGCTCTATCAATATCGTTACTCTATAAGGTCATTATCTATTCACAAAGACTTTCCAGTTGAAACATTGGTCAATATTTTTAGACCCTATCTGCATCTCTTCTTTATAGACATGTACGGCGTCAGTGGAACGACCACATCAAATGTTGCCAAGTCGCAACTTATGATTGCGCTCCGTAGATTCATCGCATTCAACCCTTGTTTTGGTCGCAAGCAGTTTAAACATATCGGCAAAAAACTAACGTATAGTTTTAATGATGGGCACGTCCCATTTGGTCGCAAATATGTTCCTCCTGCAAAAGTGTCCCCTTTTCATTTTGGAAACATTGGAAACATTGGAAACATTGGAAACAGCAATCCAATTTCCCAATTATCTACATTATCCACATCGCCGCATAATGTTCCTAATATTCAGAATCTTCTTGGTGTCGGCGTCGGGTTTGACGGACATTATGAAGAACATAATGAAGTTATAACAAATACGTTGAATACGTTTGAGGAACTTTTGCAAGAAGAAGAACTTTTGCAAGAAGAAGAACTTTTGCAAGAAGAAGAAGAACTTTTGCAAGAGGAAGAAGAACTTTTGCAAGAAGAAGAAGAACTTTTGGAAGAAGAAGATGAGGAAGATGAGGAAGAAGAAGATGAGGAAGAAGAAGATGAGGAAGAACTTTTGGAGCGACATTTCAATAATCATGGTATTAACAACATATATGATTCGACGACATATGTTCCAAGCTTGTGCATTCGTTTCGCGATTTGCGCGGGATTTATTGTCGGCTTTGTGGCAGGCGAATACATTCGACAGCCAATGGATAATATATATATATACAAAGCAATTACGCTGGCGGTTGCAGCATACTATTTGTAGTTCAATTCGTCCTGTTTTTTATCCATCCATATTTTATGACATCCAAGTTGCTTGTATTGTATGTATTTCATGAAGTCAATGAACGTGTACGGCACTTTATAGAAAATTGTATTTTTTATGATGAAAATATAGATTTTGTAATAATATGCAATAATAAAAACATTGACTTTAATTGCCCAGTATACGTGCGCAAAATATTTCGAGATAATATCGGTTACGATTTTGGAGGATGGAGTGATGCCTTGTTAGTAAACGAATTTTACAAAAATTATCACTATTTTCTTTTTGTAAATTCTTCTGTAATTGGTCCATTTCTGCCAAAATATTATATCGGACGCTGGACGGATATTTTTATCAATGGATTAAAGCGTGATAATGTAAAATTGTTTGGAAGTACAATTAATACGAGTGAAAGCCCTGTCGTATCCTCTCATGTGCAATCGTACATATTTTGCATGGAAAAACCTACATTGGAACATTTGATTGATTGCGCCATATTTAGTATTACTGAATATGTATCTACATTTCACGATGCAATATGGCAAAAAGAAGTCCGAATGTCTCGCGAGATTATCAAAATAGGTGGCAATATAGCGTCGTTATTTATGCATTACGACGATGTAGATTTTACATTTACATTAAAGACCCCGGGTGATTACAATATACCATTTTACGGAGACATAATGGAACCGCAATATCGTAACAACCTATGGAATGAATATGAACTTGTGTTTATTAAAGGCAACCGAGGCGGGAATTGCGTACTACGACTGTAGTAGCAATAATTCGGGGCTCATAATCATCATGTATTCTTCCATTTGTATTTGATGCCACGCTTCGTCATCTGACGTATATTGCCAGGTAAGACGTTCCAATTCCAATTCTTCTTTGTTTGTTCTTCTTGCCTTTAATAAACACAAGTTCATATTGGTTCCATTTATTGCATTTGTTGTTCCATTTGTTCCATTTGTTGTTCCATTTGTTCCATTTGTTGTTCCATTTGTTCCATTTGTTGTTCCATTTGTTGTTCCATTTGTTGTTCCATTTGTTGCATCTTTATTTTCTTGTTTTGGCATTTCCATTTGTTGCCTTTGTTGCCTTTGTTGCAATTAAAATGCAATAATTAAACAATATAACATTATACCTTTATATTGTTTTTCTAAAATGGAAAAAATAGAAGAACCAAAGAATGAGAATGAGAATGAGAAAAAGGAAAAGGAAAAGGAAAATGAAAAGGAAAAGGAAAAGGAAAAGGAAAAGGAAAAGGAAAAGGAAAAGGAAAAGGAAACAATTGGATTTATTTTAACCCGACATGTACGAGATGAATATACTAACCAATATTGGAATGAGTGCATACGATGTATTCGTCGGCTGTACTTGAAAGAAATGATAGTGATTATCGACGACGCATCGATAAAAAATCACGTACGCACATTTAACACAACGTCACTTGAAAATGTAATAATTGTAGACTCTGAATTTTTGCCGGGTGTTGGCGAATTGTTACCCTATTACTACTTTTGGCGTTATCATTATTTTGACTTTGCAGTTATCCTTCATGATAGCGCATTTATTCAGCAACTTTTGCCATTACGGCTACTGGTCGCACGCGAATATGAAATCGTACCATTGTGGCATTTTATAAAACATCGGCATGAAAATTTAAAACGAACAATGCAGATGGCATCCGCTCTCCAATTTGGGCAACGCATTCGGGAACACCTTTCAAAATCAGGGTCCTTTCTATCCATATCCATGGTCGACGACGAGTCGTACTCGGGGTGTTTTGGGTGTCAGGCGTTTATAAAACACACTTGTCTTATTCGATTGCAAGAAGAGTATCATTTATTCAATCTCATTCCGATTGTAAAATGTCGCGCAGACAGGTGTTGCTTAGAGCGCATTCTCGGTGCCATCATTTACGATTATTTAGAACACATCAAACAAATCAAACAAATCAAACAAATCAAACAACTAAAACAACTAAAACAAATAACAAACATTAAAGAAAGAAAACCAATTAAATCGCTTCTTGGTGAAATTTATCATTACTCCAAATTAAATTACTCCTATCGTGAATATCAACACAACAAACCAATGTTACAAATGTTACCAATGTTACCAATGTTACCAATCATTAAAGTATGGACCGGTCGTTAAAACATAATGCAAATAATTATTGATAATTAAAATATTTATTATATTCATTAAGATACTAAGGTACAATGAGCGGTTCAGGAACAGGAACAGGAACAGGAACACAGTTTACTATTTATTACTCTACACCAAGTACTGCCCCAACAATATACAATGCTACTGTGGCCATCTCATTTTATCTTGCACCGCCAAATTCTGAACCAAATCCGCTTATCGCAGGCACCATAAAAGTTCAATACACATATGACCCAAATGTTAACCTTTGTACTGGATTTGTAAGTATTGCATTTACGAATGGGGCTCCGCCAAATCTTATAGGCCGAAATAACACTTTGGGATTCCCATTCGATGCCACCACCATTAATGGGTCATTCCTGTCCACTGTTACATCGGTTGATTCCCAAAGCAGCGCATACTTGAATGCGATTGCAGTTCGTAGTGTTGTAGGCACAAATAGTTATAAAGTAGTAATTACTCCAGTTACTCCAGTAACAGGTTTCACTGGTTTTAGCGGAGCTACTGGTTTTACTGGTTTTACTGGCGCTACTGGTTTTAGCGGAGCTACAGGTGAAACTGGTTTTAGCGGAGCTACAGGTTTTACTGGACCAACTGGACCAACTGGACCAACTGGACCAACTGGACCAACTGGTGAAACAGGTTTTAGCGGAGCTACTGGTGAAACAGGTTTTACTGGACCAACTGGTTTTAGCGGAGCTACAGGTTTTACTGGACCAACCGGTTTTAGCGGAGCTACAGGTTTTACTGGAGCGACTGGTTCTACGGGTTTTACAGGAGCGACTGGTTTTACTGGACCAACTGGTTTTACTGGACCAACTGGACCAACTGGAACGTTCTTTGTACCATCTGGATTAACAGGACAATATTTGGTTTCGCAAGGTGGCCCAAGTTATGCATGGTCTAATCAATTAATATCAAATGCTCCTATTATTGTTCCAGCATCGTATACGACTTATACTAATTCCCAACCTCCTACAGCAATGAATCCTGAAATAAGCACAACTGTAGCATACGATGGGTGGTTCTATCAAAACTATAGAACAGGAATCAATATTGGTTGGAATATGTATTTGGCGAATGGGACTTATCCCAGTACTATTCAGTATAATACTAATTCTATAAAGCAGATATATGTTTGTTTTATATCTACACTGACAACTTGTTCTATTGGAATAAATATTTATACATCACCTTTACCACCAGCAGACCCTTTAACACCACCAGCGTTTTACCAGAGCAGATTCGGGGTTATTTTACCAGGAGCAACTGTTAATATTTCACCAAATAAACCATATATAGCATATTACGATTTGTCAGGAAATACTTACGATCCTCCCCAGAAATTTCTTCATACTTCTTTAGAGATGGTGGTATCCCCTGTGAATATTGGTAGTTTTTATAATGAAACATTGAAGTATTTTTCAGTATCGTCGAATACTATATCAGTAGCGAATACTGACTCCTTTATTGTTAGTGAAGCAGGATTCGTAATGGAAGATGGAACTACGCAACCCTTTAAACAACCTTATCTATTCCAATCATCAGCAGTTCAACCATTATATCCAGCATCGTTGTATCAATTGGTTGGTCCTTTAATAGAATTAACATCAGCAATGAATGGATATACTTTTATATCAACTGGAGCGACTATACTAATAACGAATGTAGCATTAGGACAAGCGAACCAGAATGGAGTATTTACTTTTTATGTTCCTACTACTGGTGGTGTTACCACTACACTCACATACAACGGTAGTTCAACCTATGTATTAGAAGTCGGTAAAGCAGTATCGTTCGCTTGGGTTGGAACACCTACTAATGCATTACGATTACAATAGAAACCAAATGACACGTTGAAAGGAACTTGTTTTTGTCCGAAATTAATGTTACACTGTCACATAAATTTGTTAGTGACGCCAACTTATACAGGTGGACGCGATTGAACCAACAAATTCATCATAAAAGATGGAAAAGATAAAAGATAAAACATAAAAGATGGAAAATATGTCGTATAAATGTCATGTATTTTTTTGTTTGATAAACAAAAAGTAAAGTACAAAAGTAAATGACATTTTTTATTGAAGCAGGTATAATTGCCATCATTTTTTTAGTTGGAAAGCTAATAGAATCGCGAATTGGTAGTTCCGATAAAGATACTGATAAAAGTGGGAGCTCAAAACCAATCAAGTATATTTTTCGTGATGCGCTCATGGTATTTTTGAGTGTATTATTGGGCAATTTCTTGATAGAACAGTTAAAACCAATGCTTCCCAAGCAAAATATACATCCAATGGTATTTGTAGGAACACCCGAGTTTTAAAGGTTTTTTAAAGGGGTTTTCAAATGGTAAGATAGTTGTCGCGACTGGAGCGTCGACACCAGAACGACCACGAAATAGTTCGCGAATAACGACACCCATTGCAGAAGAAGCAGCGGGGGGTGAAGGTTCGCCCACGCATGGCTACCAATATTTGGGTATACACTCCTTTCCCCGCATCGATGCTGATGCAGATTTAGCTTTTTTAATAGACACTCCACTGGAACACATTGCGCTTACGCCTGGAGAAATAGTCGTCCTGAAGAATTTACATGCTAATTTACTACGTAGAGACGACTTCAGTAAAGAATTGTTTATTGAAGTGTTTGTACGTGTTCGAGATGGACTACGTGGAACTGACATGTTTCAGAGTGCGATAAAGAGTTAAGAAAAATGTGTAAATTTTATTTTATTGTGTTAAAATAGAACATCAAAAATGATTGCAAATGCTCAATGTCCACGTACGTTACTGTCATCGTCAAACGACCCTTGTGTAAGGCATGTACACCGCAAATTGGGGAACAAATTCCCCATGGTTTCAGCATCGAAACGAAACGTTCCGTTACCCCCAAATATGTCAAGAAAGCGCAAAGGAAGAGGAAAACCTCGAATATTTTCAAAAGACCAAGTTAAGAATGGGCCCAGCGTTTTACAAAGACAATTCAAACAAAAGAAGAATCCCAATTCCATTCTTCATAAAGTGAAAACTGGTCAAGTCACATCGACAGGGTTGCTGCAACCACATGCTGATACGGGTATGTCGACCACCAATATCGCATTAGCCGGAATGGGTCTCGGATATAATTCATTCAGTGGGGCTATATGTGTAGATTCATATATGACACAAGTACCATATAACACCGCTGCGGATCCAATGCCTTCAACAACAACATACGGAGCGATTCAGTCTACAGGCGCAACTACTATTTCTACAAGCTATTCTCAAGTAACAACTGCATTGCAATGCGGCGGTTCGGTTGGTGGTAGTTACGATGGGTTTTCTGGAACCGCAGAAGTCAATTATGACTCTTCAAATACTACTACTGATTTTTCAGTTTACCTCGTTGTCCAAAGTAACTTTACCGGAATTCAAACTATGAATCAGAACGATACTGACTTTACGATGGTTTTTGGCCCACCACCGGATGCAAGTGTTGTTTTTGTAGACTCTGTTAGCGGTATCGCAGCCTTTACGGGAACTTACGGTGACCAATATATTAACTCAATAACCACCGGTGCACAGTTTAGTGGAGTATATATCTTTAATTCTACTAGCTTGGAACAGCAAAACCAAATCTCGGGGTCTTTAAGTGCAAGCTTCAATTCAGCTGGCTCTTCGGCAAACGCAAGTGCATACGCTGCATGCCAAACAGCAACAAGCACTTACCAAATAAGCTCAAGTTATACGCCAACACTTATTGGTGTTGCCAATCCCGGTAGCGTTACGTCACCTTCAAATGGGGAAACATACGGTTTTTTAGATGCCTCTGGTGCTGAAGCATGGGCAGATTGGCTTTTATCACAAGACACGGGTACTCTTCCTGATAGTGCTCAAATTGTTTCGTTCACAACAACACCATATGATGGTTTCGTAACTACGAGTACATACTGGCCACAAGTGAAGACAAACCGAAATTTCGCAGTGGGTCCAATTACAGGGACAAGTTCTTCACCTCCAACAACTTTATGGCAAATGTTCCAGATGGCCGATACCGTTTCAAATGCAAATTCTCTGATAATAGAAATGTACAACACATACGGGATAACGACAATTACAAGTCCAACTGCTTTTTTAACACAAGCGACGACAGACCAGAATACACTTTTAACGATACAGCAATCACTGGTAGCGTCTCCCGCAACAACAGTTTCTACAAATGGACTTGCATATACAGCGACAGCGGTGTTAAGTGGTTGCCCTTCGATATCCAACCCATATATGGGAACTGTAACCCCAAATTGGTATGGTACCCCTGAGGTTTTCAATTTAACCTCCTGTAATAACACTACTGGCTGGTACCAAAATGCTCCGGCGAATGTTTCTTCTGCTGCGAGTATGAGCATCGTAACTTACGTGGGGGCTTCATATGGTGAACTGGCGAACGCTGGGGCCAATGTAGTAGAGAGATACAACCCCGAAAACCAACTGGTTCCAATTCCAGTAATTTGTGATGCTGTTCCAAATTCGGTCTTAGTAAATCAAACTATTACGAATCTTGAAACATTTAATGATGATGGAGGTAATTGGGGTTATCAGATTTACATGAACGTTCCACAATTGGTTGACGAAAGTACTACGTCGACCAGTACAACTACAACCTCTACTAACCCGTCCTACACAATACAAAATGGCGGTTGTGAAGGAACCGGGCAGGGACAACAAGGTTATGGGACTGCAACAACGCAACCCGTTGCAACTCAGGTAAACATTTTTAACGCATGGTATAATGCGTGGGACACATTTGTTATATGGGCGATTAATGTATATACTACAAACACGAACACCGAACAACCAGTAATCGGGACACCAAGTGCTACTATTGCGTCATACAGCAATGCTATAAATGCTGATAATTACGGTGGCGGGGGATTTCAAGGTTCAATGTTTACGAATGGTTATGGAGACATATACGGTTCTGCGCTAAATGCTACGTGGGGTAATGCTGCGAACAACGGGTACGTCAATGCATATGATACGGGTATTGACCAAAGCAGCCTGTCATTTCAAATTCCACCGAATACTTCTTCAAATGCGTATGTTTGGATGGGGTTTTGCGGTAATACCTCAAACGGCTCCGATAATGTCACGTCGACCAACGCGGGGGCTCTAACAGGGGGAGTATGGCAATTGATGCCAATAGTAATACAGATGCCCGCTCCTGTATATACGGTAGTTTTAACCCCAACTACTTATAATTCGCCCCCACAGACAGTAGCTTAAACCGATGATAATTAGGTGTTCTTGTATGTAACTCTTGCTTTCGTAATTTTCGATATTTAATCGAAAATGAAAAACCCTCCTACAAGGAACCCCCAAAGGAGGTGTGTTTCTATGCGTACAAGAAGATAAATCATTTCAAGGAAATTCTTGCCCAGTTTCAGGGCAAAGAAACTACACAGATACCACCTGCTGTCATACAAAGCTTGCAACTGCAGATTAAAAAAGAACGAATTGATTACAAGACGAAAGAGTTACTGAAGAAGCTTTCGTATAATAAATATTATGAGCACATCAACTTTATCAAAGATAAGCTTGGTATCAAACCTCCTGTTTTGTCACAGGACCTGGAAGAGTCTTTATGCAACTTTTTCATTGAAATACAATACCCATACGCAAAACATTGTCCAGATTATCGCGTAAACTTTTTGCACTATTATTACGTATTGTACGGATGGTTGGTTTATAGCTCTTCAATATCCCCAAGAAGATTTTCATTTGATAAGTTTGATAAGTTTGATAAGTTTGATAAGTTTGATAAACTTGTCGATGCAAAACTTGGCAAATTAATATCGGATATTTTCAACTTGATGGGTTCTTCATCTGCATCTCCGTCGGCTGCATCCTCCGCTGCTTGAATTGCTTTACGTTCTTCATGTCGTACATCTTCAATCTGTTGCAAGCGTTCGATTGTCTTGGGTGCATCAATTGTGCTTGTGACATTATTCGCATCAACCGCAAAATCGATGTTATTAAATGTAATTTGCGGTGATTCTTCTGTTGCTGTTATTGGTGTTATTGGTGTTATTCCTCCACCAATTTGATGAGCGATAGGTTGTATAGATGTTACAGATGTTACAGATGTTACAGGTGGTTTTACCGGTGCGACAATAGTTTCTTCGACAATTTGGTCTTCTTCCATGTATGCTTGCAAGATAGCTTCGACGGGAATACTATCGCGGACAGTATTCAAAATGGCTTCCTGAACAAGGGTTTCTACTTCACGGTTATGTTTTTGAATCTGGAGTGGAGGAATTCCAAGTTCAAAGAGATATACATTTTTGTAAACAGACCTTGCGACATGGATGTATATCTTGTGAATGAAATCGTCAAGTTTGGGGATAGCAATGTCAATTTTCTTTTGCTTTTGGCTAACTCGAATTGCGGATAGTAGCTTTAATTGGAGAATATGGACACATGTAACGAGGTCTTCTAAATAATTGCAAGAGCTTCGTTCAACGATTCGCACTCTTTCAATTTCAATCATGGATGAATTCCATTTGGGGGTTCTTGAAATCAAATTTTGAAACGTCATTAGATATTTTTCTGGTTCGCCATTTTCTTGACACAATTTTTGAGATGCCTTAAAGATGGAATTGAGCCCATCGATAATATGTGGCGTCAAGATGGTAAGTAATCTTGCGCCCCATTCATTTTTGGATTCATGTAAACTACTTACGTGAAAATCGTCCATTCAATCAAAACAATCAAAACAATCAAAACAATGAAAACAATCAAAACAATGAAAACAATGAAAACAATGAAAACAATGAAAACAATGAAAACAAAATGAAAACAAAATTATAATATGTGGGATGTCTTTGTTTTGTTTTTTTTTCTTTTCTTTTCTTTTGAAACTAATTCTAAAATGAACATGTGAATTTTATTGAATGTTTTTGCCGCGTCAAGAAAAAACATACTTTTTTTGTTAAGTTATTAAAAAAAAGTATGTTTTATGTTTATTCTTTTATTCTTTTATTTATTCGCAAAGTAACCAAGTGATTCATCATAAATAACATGAGAAGCATTTCATGTTGAATTTCTTTTTTTGCTTCGGCAAAAAGAAACAGAGTTTCTGTTACATTATCGTCATCAATGTTATCAATGTTATCATTGTCATCAATGTTATCATTGTCATCAATTTCATATTTCATGAATTGTATGCGATGAATAATATCCATCCCCGAGTGAGCCTTGTCGTACAGTTTTTGTGCGAATGCAGGCAAGATGGTAAAATCATTTCGAGAAGCAGCTTTCGCAATGATTCCATTTATTTGTGTGAGGAGCCAATCTTTTTTTCCTTCTTTAACTTCTTTTCCTTCTTTTCCTTCTTTTCCTTCTTTTCCTTCTTTTCCTTCTTTTCCTTCTTTTCCTTCTTTTCCTTCTTTTCCTTCTTTTCCTTCTTTTCCTTTGATGGAAGAAGTGGAAGAAGTGGAAGAAGTTGGAGTTGGAGACCCTTTCAATTGATGTGCATAGAAACTAATTGTAACTCCGTCAATAGTGGGCAACGGAACATATATATGGCAGAAACGGGAGAGAATTGGTTGAATAAGCATATTCATGCGCTCAATGACAATGAAAAAACGAGTACTATGTGTGAATAATTCAATACATCTTCGTAAAGCAGATTGTGCATCTGTAGTTAACTTTTCGGCGTTGAGGAGGATAATAGTTTTAAATGTATCTCCGCCATTAGATGCAATGTGAGTTTTTGCAAAAAATTTTAGTTCATCTCGGACAAATTTTATACCTTTGCCATGTGCGCAATTGACGCGCATAACAAATGTTTTTACTTTATTGTTTTTAGATTTAATTGGAGTTTTTGTGTCATTGTCATCTTTGTAAATTAGTTGAATAAATTTTTCAAGAATTGTTTTTTTTCCACTACCAGCATTTCCGTGAAATATGATATTGGGAATTTGTTTTCTTTGGTGGAAGCCTGCGAGTTGAGCAAAGATTTCATCATGGACCGATAGCATTGTGATTGTGGTTTGTTTTGTTTTTCTTTTTTTTGATGTTTTGTTTTTCTTTTTTTTTTCGATGTTTTTGTTTTTCTTTTTGCGGTTAGATGTTGATTTTGATTTTCTTTATATTGATTTTTTGGATGAATTATTTTATTGAAATACTTTTTCTGTCATAAGTTCTTGCTTATTGCGTATGCGTAGGTGGACCCGCGTTTTTTTTAGCAGTTCAATTAATACTGAAAACTGTGTAAAGCAATCCCAACAAAAACCCAACAAAACCAAAAAACCCAAAAACCGAAACCCCAAAAAAACCCAAAAACCGAAACAAAAACCGAAACAAAAACAGGCGGAAAGAACTTATAAAATCAATAATTCAATCATTGATATGACACTTGAATTGAAAAAGTTTGATATGAAAACAATTAGTTTTAGGCCGAATGAATCCAAAGGTCCTGTAGTGGTATTAATCGGAAGGCGAGACACTGGCAAGAGTTTTCTCGTTCGTGACCTGCTCTATTATCACCAAGATATTCCCATTGGCGTTGTTATCGCGGGAACAGAAGAAGGTAACGGCTTTTATGGCAAGTTGGTACCAAAACTCTTTATTCATAATGAGTACAATACAGCAATCATTGAGAATATTTTAAAACGCCAAAAGACCGTCTTGAAACAAATAAAAAAAGAAATGGAAATGTACAAACGTTCTACCATTGACCCCAGGTCCTTTGTCATCTTGGATGATTGTCTGTATGACAATACATGGGCGCGTGACAAAATGATGAAACTCCTTTTCATGAATGGGCGTCACTGGAAGATAATGCTTATTATTACAATGCAATACCCCTTAGGTATACCACCTTCGCTGCGTACGAATATTGATTACGTCTTTATTCTTAGGGAGCCGTATATTGCAAATCGAAAACGTATTTATGAAAACTATGCGGGAATGTTTCCGACTTTTGAATCGTTTTGTCAAGTGATGGACCAATGCACTGAAAATTATGAATGCCTGGTCGTTAATAATAATGCAAAATCCAATAAATTACATGAACAGGTGTTTTGGTACAAGGCCGATTCACATCAAGATTTTAAACTTGGTTCGAAGGAGTTTTGGGATATCTCTAAAAACATCAACTCGGATGATGAAGATGAAAAATACGACCCTGCAAATGCCAAGAAACGAGGCAATCCGGAGAAAATATCCGTAAAAAAGGCAAAGTGGTAAACAATACTTTTTTTCTAAAAAAGTATGTTTTTATTAATTGTCTTGATTTATAATAAAAACCGGACAAATCAAAAATCAAAAATCAAAAATCAAAAATCAAAAATCAAAAATCAAAAATCAAAAATCAAAAATCAAAAATCAAAAATCAAAAATCAAAAATCAAAAATCAAACAAACAAATACTATG